TGGCAATGTTCGTGAAGTTATTCGTGGTGATCAAGATAAATTAGTTCGTGGTCAAAACTGGGATAAATTTTATTTGGATAACATCATCTCTTGGTGGAAGCGAAAAGCAACCAAGAGATATGAAACTCTGAAAAGAGATGGTAGATTCAGAGATAAGGTCGAACTCTGGTCACAAGATGATGACATTCAAATTATAAGATGAACAAAATTTCACCAAAACATTATCAGCGTGGTAAAATACAAGTATGGGATTTTATTGCTGATCAAGGATTAGATTTCTTCTCTGGCAACGTGATTAAATATGTATGTCGGGCTGGTCACAAAGAAGATGAGTTAACCGATCTCAAAAAGGCAAAGGCCTATATTGATAAAAGAATCGAATTACTTTCATGACAGAATTTATTTCTAGACACATAGGCCCATCAGAGGCAGAACAGACTCAAATGCTAAACGATTTGGGTCTTTCAAGTATAGATGAACTTGTTCGACAGATAGTTCCTGATTCTATATTACTTCGTGGTGATAATAAATTACCTGATGGATGTAGTGAACAACAAGCACTTACAGAATTAAAAGAATTAGCAGAAAGAAATAAAGTCAAAAGATCATTGATTGGTCAAGGATATTATGGCACGATTACACCACCAGTAATACAAAGAAATGTATTTGAGAATCCTGCATGGTATACATCTTATACACCTTATCAAGCAGAGATATCACAAGGTAGACTAGAAGCATTATTTAATTACCAAACACTGATTACAGAACTCACTGGATTACCAGTTGCGAATGCATCTTTGTTAGATGAGGGAACGGCAGCTGCCGAAGCAATGTTACTTGCTCATAGTGCATCTAAGAAAAATGTATTTCTTGTTGATAACAAAGTATTTCCACAAACATTAGCAGTGTTAGAAACAAGAGCTCATCCACTAGGAATCAAAATATTAGAACTTGATTTAAGTGGGGATGTTCCATTAGAAGATGTTGAAAAAGCATTTGGAGTTCTTGTACAAATGCCAGATAATCATGGTAAATTAAATTATTATGATTCATTACTTAGAATTGCAGATGCATATAAGTGTATGAAGATCGCGGTTGTAGATCCTATGTGTCAGGTGTTAATGAAACCTGTAGGAGAAATGGGATTTGATATTGCAGTTGGCAGCATGCAAAGGTTTGGTATACCAATGGGATTTGGTGGGCCACACGCTGCGTTCTTTGCTGTAACTGATAAGTATAAAAGAAAAATACCTGGTAGAATTGTAGGTCAATCAATAGACAGTCAAGGTAATAAAGCATTACGACTAGCACTACAAACCAGAGAACAACATATACGAAGAGATAAGGCAACATCTAACATCTGCACAGCACAGGCATTACTTGCAAACATGTCTGGTTTCTATGCTGCATATCATGGAGCAGAGGGTCTTAAAAAAATTGCAAAGAGAATATTACTTTACAGAGAAGTGTTGATGACGGCATTGACATGGTTAGGAATCGAGGTTGATAGAACAGAAGGATTTGATACAATTAGATTTAAAAGTTTCCTTGCACTAGAGGGATATAATGTTAGATATGAAGATGGATATACATTGATAACATTAGATGAACTCACTACATTACAAGAAGTAAAAGAAATTATATGGTCTCAACAAGATCTAGTTAATAAGTGGGATACTATTCAACATGTAGTTGAATCTGTGGGAAATTATAAATGGTTGAGCATACCAGAGAGAACTAGACCTTGGTTGCAACAAGAAGTCTTTAATAAGTATCATAGTGAAACAAATATGATGAGATATATCAATGAGTTAGTTCAGAAAGATTTCTCATTGGTTAATGGTATGATACCACTCGGTAGTTGCACAATGAAATTAAACGCAGCAGCAGAATTGATGCCAGTATCATGGCCTGAATTTGCAAATATGCATCCATTTGCACCTAGAGGTCAGACTGAAGGATATGATATTATTATCAACGAATTAAAAGGATGGTTGTGTGAGATTACAGGATTTGATTCTATATCTTTACAACCAAATGCGGGATCGCAGGGTGAGTATGCAGGTCTTTTAGCAATACAAGAATATCATAGAAGTCGTGGTGATGATAAAAGAAATGTATGTTTGATTCCTACAAGTGCACATGGAACTAATCCTGCATCAGCAGTCATGGCAGGTATGAAAATAGTTCCCGTAAACTGTGATGAAGATGGAAATATTGATTTGAAAGATTTAGAGAAGAAAGCAATAATGAATACATTTGAACTATCATGTATAATGATTACATATCCATCAACTCATGGTGTGTTTGAATCTACAATCAAAGATATTTGTAGAATTGTTCATGACAATGGTGGTCAGGTATATCTTGATGGTGCAAATCTAAATGCACAGGTATGTGTTGCTAAACCATGTGATTATGGTGCTGATGTATGTCATCTTAACTTACATAAAACATTTTGTATTCCTCATGGTGGAGGCGGGCCAGGTGTGGGGCCAATTGGTGTTGCAAAACACTTAACACCTTTTGTGACTCACAGAGTATCATCAGCAGAATATGGTAGTGCAAGTATATTACCAATCAGTTGGATGTATATAAGAATGATGGGTCGTGATGGATTACAGAAAGCAACAGAGGTATCTTTGTTAACTGCTAATTGGTTAGCATATAAAATAGACCCATACTTCAAAGTGTTATACAAAGGTGCTAATGATAGAATTGCACATGAATGTATATTTGATTGTCGAACATTACCTGTTACTGCAGAGGATGTTGCAAAGAGATTGATGGATTATGGATTTCATGCACCCACGTTATCATGGCCTGTATTAAACACTATGATGGTTGAACCAACTGAAAGTGAATCATTAGATGAACTTAAAAGATTTGTAGATGCAATGGAGATGATAAGTATAGAAATCTTCACCAATAAAGATATATTAAAGAATGCACCACATACTGCAAAGGTTGTATGTTCTTCAAAATGGGTGTATAATTATACAAGAGAACAAGCAGCATATCCTGTAAATCAAACTAATAAGTTCTGGCCTGCAGTGTCAAGAATTGATAATGTTTATGGTGATCGTAATCTTGTTTGTTCTTGTGCAAATTATTTTGATGAAGAAGTTTGATGTTCATGTTATTGATGATGCTTTAGACAAAGACTCTAATGTCGCTGTCTGTAGAAGTGCTGTAGAACATGAAGGTAAATGGGCAACTCCTATAGATGACCTTGATATCTATTGGTTTGATATGGATCAAGATCATCCATGTAAAAAGGAATGTATGAGATTGCTAGAAATAGGTGGCAAGTATATTGATATATCTTCTGCTATTGGATATGAAACATGGATTCGTATTAACACTCGCCCTGCAGGATGGCATTGTGATCAAGATGATAGAATGAACTTAACACAAAATAAAACTTCCTATCCACTTTGTTCTATGGTATACTATCCTTATGTTGACGAAGATTTAAAAGGTGGTAAATTGGAATTTGAAGATGGTAGAAAATTCACACCTAAAACAAATAGATTAATTGTTTTTGGGCCAGGAATACGTCATAATGTAGAAGAAGACTACATTGGTGATAGAATATCTTTAGCACTGAATCCATGGCCTAGACCGATATGTCAAGAACTTTGTTTTAAAAGTAAATATGAAAAGAGTCAAGAAAAAAGATTAGAGCAACAAAAAAAGGAGATGACAGATGGTTGAACTTAAAGATTGGTTGAATTCTATCAACTTTACAAAACAGAATCTGATAGATGAAGACCCTGATGTTATCAGTAAATATCCTCCATACATAGTCAATCGTTGTCTATCTGGTCATCTTGATTGCATCATGTTTGCCAATGAGATGAATAAGTTTCCTAACTTAGATAAAGACCTCCAATATTCATTTTATCTAAATACACT